TCAAGGAGGATATGATGTATGGATAGGACAGTCGAATACTTACTACGAAAATACGAAACCAAAGATGTAAACGAAATATGGACCACAGAACACGAACTCGAATACAAACGAAACCAAAGACAAAAACAAAGACTATACAAACTGGACTGCATAGTCAACGAAAGAATAACCAAAAGCAGAGGCACATTCAGTATGCCCAAAGCTCAAAAGGATAGAGCAAAATACTTAATAAAACACCTAGATTTCACAGGAAGAACAAGTGAAGAACAATACATCGTAATGATAATAATATATGTCAAGCTTGAAAGCAAATACAATTCAAGACCTATACAATACTACCCATTATTAGAGGAATATGGAATACCAGTAACAACATTCATAAGTTTCCTAATAACACTGAACAAGTTCCATCTAGAGAATTAGGGTTACATAACTGTCCTTTAATACTATTAAGAAGAACTAATTTTATATTTATTTGATTAATATGGATGAAACAAGGAACTGGAAAGTAATCACCACCGATGAAGCTGGAGAACCAATACTCAAGTATGATCCTCATCGTGATGAAACCGTTAATGTGATTACTGGTGAAGTAGTCCAAGGACATTGATTAACGATGACTGAGCATGCTTGCATACAAGAACCCACCATTACACAACTAAAAGTCCATCAGGACTATGAGACACAAAGGATAGATGAATTGAAGATACAAATAGATAAGATGGATAAGAAACTAGATAAGGTATTGGAAGGGTTCAACGAGTTAAAGCTCCAGTCTAATAAGGATGACAACCAACTTGAATTAAGACTCAAGGCGATAGAGACAGAACTTGCATTACAGAAACATACCTCGTTGGAGAACCATAACCGATTAACACAAATCGTAGCACTGGTCGGAGTCGGACTAACCATCATCACCATACTAATCAATGTTTACTTCAGGATGATATAGACAAGTTTTGACACATACTAACTAATATTAATAGAAGAGGATACTATGGCTAAAAAATACAATGCCAAATTAACACCAGAACTAAGTGCAAGGTTCTGTGAAGCAATCAGTAAAGGTCATAGTATAGGAGCAGCTTGTGCAATAGTAGGCATAAGCAGACAAACCTATTACAATTGGTACGATAAAGGCAAAAACGCCAAGAGTGGTAAATATAAGCAATTCTACTGTGATGTGGACAATGCCGAGGACAAAGCAACACATAGGGCAGAGAAACCAATCATAGATGCAATACCACACGATGCACGTGAAGCCAAATGGTGGCTCATCAAAAGAAGACAAGACCTTTACGGTGAAAGAACCTATACAGAGGCAAAGATAGATGCAGAAGTCAAATCAGAAGTAACAGTTAACCTACTCGAAAAGATTAAACAGAAACGAGAAGAACTAGATGACATTAGAAGCAATTGAAGACATCACACCCTATGATGTCTACTCCACACTAACAGTCAAGGACAGTATGCCAGCTGAACACATAAAATACATCAGCGACTTACTAATGGAGACAATACTTGATGATAACCAACCAGACCGTTTAACAGTATCTCAACCGCCAAGGACTGGCAAATCATCACTAATCACATTAAGCTTCCCGTTCTGGCTAATACTGATGAACCCAACCCTTAACATACTAATCGTGAACTACAGTCAAGGGTTGGCAGATGATTTCGGAATGATACTCCGACAACTATTCATAGACAACCAAGAACTCTTATCAACCAGGAACATTTACCTATCCGAAAAGGAACATGCCAAATCAAGGTTCAGATTCGAGAACAAACAAGGCGAACTCCTTGGCAGCATCAAACTCGTAGGAGTAGGAGGACCAATCACAGGAAGAGATGTGGACATATGTATCTGCGATGATTTGATAAAAGGTCATAGCGATTGCACACCAACATTACTCGACAAGCTCTACTCCTGGTATCAGAACATCCTAATACCAAGGTTGGAACCTTGGAGTAAATTGTTTATGCTTGGGACTCGTTGGCACAGCCAAGACGTCATAGGTCGTTTAATGCAGGAACAGCCTGACAAGTACAGGTTCATAACCATACGAGCATTAGAAGATGATGGCACCTGCATATGGAGCAACCGTTATGATCCCAAATTTTTCATTGACCGTAAGGATGAAGTTGGTGAACGTGTTTTCAATGCACAATATCAGGGACAGCCATTGGATGAGACAGGTGACTTCTTCAACTTGGACAAGGTAAGGTTCATAACTGATGATGAATTGCCCAATTATAAAATCATAAGCAAGGTAAGGAGTTACGATTGTGCATATAGTGATGATACTAAGGGTGATGTGAATGACAGAACCGCAAGTGTGCTTATGCTCCGAACCATCGATGATTATTACATTATACGAGAGTTAAGGGCAGATAGGTATGGTGAAAGATTATTCAACGTCATACAATCCACTGCAAGACTCGACACACCAAGCATTCCCGTATTGATAGAGACAGGTACAGTAGGAGGGTCATCTAAAGCATTGTTTGATATTTACAAGGACAGATTACAAGGATACAGAGTGGAGCAATCCAAACCAATACACTCAAAGGTTGATCGTGCTTATGGTTTTAAAGAAGCTATCCTTGATGGTAAAGTATTAATCTGTCTAGATGACTATAGCCGTGGACAATTACTAGAGGAAATGAGAGGATTCCCATTAATGAAACATGATGATATAATAGACGCTTGCAGTTACGCTTACAATTACCTATCACAGAAAGGTGGTGGTAATATGATAGGCACAGGGGCGAAGCGTCATAGAAGGAGTTTAAGATTATGAGCATAATTAATGATTTATTCAACAGAGTGTCAAGGACAAGCAATGTCAAGAGTGGGGTGACCAAGTACACACCATACACTAGCTTGTTCAATCGTAACCATAACAATGTCAGTTATAATGTTGGTAGGAGCATACTCCGTGATACTCAGGTCAGTACAGGTTTCGAGATACTCAAATACTTATTATCCAGTAAGCAATGGATACTCACAGACCCTAACGAAGATGACAGTACCATTTACGAGTTCATCAATGAAATGTTGAAAGGTATGGATACTGAACTCAACACAGTTGTTAAGCAAATGTGTAGTGCTGTGATGTGGGGTTTTAATGTTCATGAGATTATCTATGATGTGCTGGATGGTAGGCTTATCTGCAAGGATTTAGTGCCTATCCATATCAAGACACTGCAGGACCAACCTTTTGTTTATGATGAGGACGGTGAACTTGTAGCAATCCATCAACAGTACCAAGGCGGTGATGTTGAGATACCAATAAACAAGGTACTCCTGTATAGTTATAATAATCCTTATGATGAGCATGAAGGCCAAGGTTTATTATATGATTTCTTGCCTATAGTGGAGGATAAGGAGAACCTTATGGATTGGCTGATGACCTTTGCAGAGAAGAATGGGTCACCTACATTGTATGGTAAAACCAATAATCCTGTGTCTCGTGATGAGATGCTAACTGCATTTGAGGACATTAGCGATGGCACTACTGGTATGGTCCTTGGAGTGGAGGATGAGGTTGGAGTATTAGAGTCCAGTCATAAGGGCGAGACTTTCTTCACAACCTTGCAATATAAGGATAATCAAATCTTTAGGAGATTGTTCATCGGTAACTTACTCCTTGGGGATAATAGTCAGACTGGTACATATGCACAGTCACAGACACAACTAGACTTCACCACCAAGGTTTATGATGGTATCCTTGAGGAAATCGCCAATACAATCCAAGAGCAAGTAATCGATCCAGTAGTTGCTTTTAACTTTGGAGCAAATGCCCAAGCACCAGTCATAAGCTTCGACAAATTCTCTTCAGGTGATATGCAGAAACTCTTCAATATCCTAACACCATTAATGCAGAATGGAGTGGTGGATAGTGAGAATACTGCAGTCCAAGAAAGTATAGGATTACTCTTTAAGGCCGAGGCTGGTGTGGAATATACTAATGAAGAAGTTGAGATGCCATTAGAGAACTTTGAATACCAAGAACCAGTAGACGGTGCAGACTTAACCGACAACATCCTTGGTGATTTGGATGGTATCTAAAGACAAACTAATCAAGACGGGTATCAAATATACTGATGAGTTGTTCGATGAGATAATCCGCAGATTAGAGAAGGGAGTGTTGGATAATGATACATTGGAAGCATTCCTTGAAGCAACAAAGGAATACACCACCAATAACCCTTTAACCTCTACTGGTTACACCGACACAATGATAGCCTTGATACTGGCAGAGACCAACAATCACAAATTCAGTAGGCCAAGCCAAAGGGAACTCACAAGATTAACCATTGAAAACTATGTGGGAAACCTAATCGCTAATGTCGGTGAAGACATCAAAGCACGTGTCCGAGACATAGTCACAGAGGAATACAATAACCCTGAAGGGAGCAATCCTCAAAAGATGGCAAAAAGGATAAGTGAAGAAGTAAGCAGCATCAAGAACAAACGTGCAAGGACAATAGCACGTACAGAGATAGCAAGAACAAGCACAGTATCAGATTACATCATAGCCAAAGAGCGTGGTGCTACACATTACACCGTAAACTGTCGTAGCACAAGATGCCCTATCTGCAAGAAAATATACTGCAACACTAGCGAAACTGGTGGAGATGTAGAATACAGTATCGAAGACACTAGCAACCTACCACCACTACACCCAAATTGCAGATGCAGCGCAAACTTCTACA